GTTTAAGTGACCCAAGGCTGCACGTTGACCGACACGCTAGGGATCCAGTCAAGCCCCGTAGGTTGCACTCTATATTGGAGTTGTCCGGCAACCTTACCCTTGGGGTTAATAATGCGGACATAGGGACAGCGGAGTGTGCGCTTTTAACGCGCATGTTTTACTGCAAAGTAGGTGAAGACTTTGTAGCTCCGCCTCACGTGGACGAGAGGGCGTTCACGTTGACGTTAGCCGAATTCACGAAAGAGTTATTGGAAAAGGTGCGTATGCCCACCAAGAGTACGTTGCAAGAAATTGTTGACAGTTACACTGGTCGGAAGCGCACTATATACGAGAACGCTTTGAAGGGGTTAACAGAATTGGGATTGAGTAGAGACGACGCCCGTTCCATCATGTTTGTTAAGATGGAGCTGGTCAATCCGGCGAAAGCACCTAGGTGCATCCAACCGCGTAGTCCGAAGTACAACTTGGCCCTCGGGCGGTATATTAAACCGTCCGAGCACCGAATATATGACGCCATTCGGCGGATATTTGGTGATGGGCCGACGGTTATGAAGGGGTACAACGTGAGCCAGATTGGACGCATTGCACGTGGCAAATGGCGAAGTTTCGTGAAACCAGTGGCGGTCGGTTTAGACGCCACAAAATTTGATATGCATGTATCACCGGCTGCATTAGGGTGGGAACACCGAATGTACCGTTCGCTCTTTAGGGGTGAGAAACAGCTGAAACGCTTGTTGGCATGGCAGATGCGCAACAGGGGCGCCGCGTTCTGTGCAGATGGGAGTCTGAAGTACAAGGTGAAAGGACGGCGGTTTAGTGGTGACATGAACACTGGGTTAGGCAATTGTCTACTCATGTGCGCCATGGTTTGGAGTTATGCTCGCAGCCGTGGTGTTCAAATTAAGTTGCTCAATAATGGGGATGACTGTGTAGTCATCATGGAAGAAACAGATCTGGTAGCGTTTAATGCTGGACTCGAGGAGTGGTTCTTGGAAATGGGCTTTCGCATGGTAGCGGAGGAACCAGTCCGAGAACTGCATAAAATTGAGTTCTGCCAAATGCATCCAATCGAGATGGG